ACATAGAATGTAAGCCACAGACTCTGCTTGCACTTCTTTGACATCGCGTGGTGTGGTTTCGCTATCGGTCATCAAATGCTCTTTAGTGTGACCCAAAACGACATGTGCCATTTCATGAAAACGGGTTTTATGTGGAAAAGCGGCCACTGGGTTGATGGCAATGGATTGATCATAGGCGTAACCCTGGCAGTTACCATCGAGATAGTCAAACGACACTTCACTGATGCCAAGTGTTTGCATGGCTTTGGTTGAATCCCAAGCAGGCGTTTTAACATCGTGAGCAAAATCTTGGCCTTCGGTCTGCGAGAGTAAGAACCAGTTGTTTCGCCATATAAACCGATTGAATGAGAATTCAACATCTTGGCCGGTTTTCTCATCAGTGCGTGAACCCTTCATTGTCACGGGCATACAGAGGGCGATCTTGGCTTTGTTTCCCTTCTTTACTTGTCTGCCCTTCTCTAACCAGCCATTGTAAGTTGATATTGGTGAAGGCTCGATGCCGAGCAAACGGCACTGCATCATGGCTGCTTGTTGGTTGCCGATTGAGTAATGATGGAAGGCACTATATGCCTTGGATATGATGCCTGGCACCGTGATGGCTTGTTTGAGTAGGTCTGAGAATTGGATAGTGTTATTCATTTTGTCACCTTTCGGCTATTGAACCCCGCCTTGTGGGTTGATGCGTTTGCATCGTTGCTTGTTATTGTAATTGATAATTGATGGTTATCAATAGCATGACACTAGGGAAAACCCTATTTTCGTGCAAATAATTGTAAAGATCGAGCATGGCTTGATGGCATAGAGCAACACCCCTGATCAACCCATCATGAGAGATAAAAGGCCATCCAGATCAACCCACATTGTCGGCCTTCACAAAGTGTCAACCGCCACACTTTCGGCATTCATCAACCACACCCCTACTAATCAACATACAAAGAGAGATTCCCTATGTGGTCACATGACAACAATGGACAACACAAAACCATAGTCAAAAAACCCGTGGCAAACCCCCTCATTACCCTACCCTTTGCCCCTTTGGGTTTTCACCCTTGGACACCACGAAATACCTTATAAATCAACGACATGGACAAAATGGTTTGGGTCTGAATTGGACGGATTTGCAGTCAAAGCAAAAAGAAGTGAGCGTTTACTCAGTTGGGTCGAAGGGGGGTTTTGGGCGGGGACTCCACCGATTTTCCCCCCAAAAAAAAATCAGAAACTTGACAAATGGATAACATCTGGCGAACAATTGAGGTGACTCCAATGAGCCGACAGGGTGAAAAGAGGAACTTTGGAGTTAGTTGCCAAGGTTATTTGGGGGAAAGCCGATTCATGGGGGGTTGGTGAGTACCCCGTTTTTTGAGGGATTTGGGATGGAACAGGGGAAAAAACCGCCGATTTGGTCGTTGAGGGCGTTAGGCGCACCTGAATTTCGGTTGATTTGGTGGATGTTGCATCACTGCAATGGTGAGGCTGTGCTGGAGGCGGGTTGGCGGCAGAAGGCTGAGGCTGACTTGAGGTGGACGAGGGTTCACCTGTTCAAGACGGTCAGGAAGTTGCAACGGCAAGAGATTGTATTTCGGGAGTTGTATTCCCGTGCGATCAAATTGAACATGAAAGCATTTGATTTATGAGCGGATTCAGCGTGCCTGAGATGGTGGAGGAGGATTACAAGACCTGTGCCATTCGTGCGCTGATGGAGATGTTTGCCGAAGCCAAAAATGTCCCAATTTCCTGTGTCGGGTTAGTGTTCACTCACATTCAAGGTGAACATGAACAGACGCTGATTCAACCTGTTGTCATTCAATGAAATTTCCGCTTTCCAACTTTTACAAATTTTGCAATGCCCTTCGGGTCGAAACCAAGGAACATGGTTTGGTCAATTTGGGTTCTCAATTGCTTGGAACTCAGACTTACTTGATGGAGGAAATTGCCAAGGGTCTTGAGGATGATGTCCATTATTTTGTGATTTTGAAGGGTCGGCAGTTGGGCATCACGACCATTTCGCTTGCTTTGGATTTGTACTGGCACTACAAATACGGTGGGGTGCAAGGCACTCTTGTGACGGACACAGAGGACAACCGTGACATGTTTCGCTCGACCTTATCCATGTACATGGACGGGTTGCCAAGCGAGTTCAAGATTCCTGCTGAGTCTCACAACCGAACCCAATTGGTTTTGAAAAACCGTTCTCGGATGGTGTATCAGGTTGCTGGCACACGCAAAAAAGGCGGTTTGGGTCGTGGCAAGGCGATCATGTTCATGCACGCAACCGAGACATCATCTTGGGGCGATGAGGAAGGAATTGCCTCATTGGAAGCGTCTTTGGCTGAACACAACCCCAAACGACTGTATCTGTGGGAATCGACCGCCCGTGGTTTCAATGCTTTCCATGACATGTGGCAAACCGCCAAGTCTGCCCGTTCTCAACGAGCCATTTTTGTCGGCTGGTGGAGAAATCAGTTCTATTCAATCAAGCGGGATTCGCCTATTTTCAAGACCTACTGGGATGGGCGACTCACGACCGAGGAAAAGACTTGGACTCGGGAAGTCAAGACTTTGTACGATTACGACATCACGCCCGAGCAAATTGCCTGGTGGCGCTGGAAGATGAACGAGGTCATCAAGGACGAAACCATGATGTACCAAGAATTCCCGCCAACCGAGGACTACGCTTTTGTCATGAGCGGGTCGCAGTTCTTTTCAAGTCAGACCATCACCGACCGCTACAAACAAGCCCGTCAGTACAAGCCTGATTACTACCGTTTTCTGTTGGGCGAAAATTTCAAAGACACCGAATTGGTGGACTCCAAACCATCCGTGGCAACTCTCAAAATTTGGGAGTCTCCCGCAGCAGGTGGGCACTATGTCATTGGAGCAGACCCTGCCTACGGTTCAAGCGAATGGGCTGATCGGTTTGCAATTGTGGTCTTGAGATGCTTCGCTGACAAAGTTTACCAAGTCGCTGAATTCTGCACCGCCGAGTGCAACACTTACCAATACGCTTGGGTGCTGTGCTACCTTGCTGGAGCCTATGGCCCCAATGTCATGGTCAACTTGGAAATCAATGGGCCAGGTCAAGCCGTCTGGTCTGAAATGGTCAACCTCAAACGCATCGCTGCAATGGAAGCCAACATTTCCAAAAATGTGGGGTTGTTCAATGTTTTGTCCAACATTCAAAACTACTTGTACAAACGCACCGACACCATCAGTTCTGCGCCAGGTGCGTACCACTGGAAAACCACTTTTGACACCAAAGAACGAATGTTCAACGGCATGAAAGATTGCTTTGAGCGTGGTCTGCTTCAGATCAGGTCGCTTGAGTGCTTTGACGAAATGAAAAATGTGGTCAGGGAAGATGGCATGTTGGGTGTGCCTGGTCGTGGCAAAGATGACCGTGTGGTCGCCATGTGCTTGGCAGTCATCGCTTGGATTGACTTCATCCGATTGCGCCTTGTTCAGGCTGGAGTGACCGAAATGACGCAAAAAAAAGACGGTCAACCCGATGCCGTGGGCACATCCGTTTCTTCATACCTCAAAAAGATAGGCATCAATGCTGTCCAAAGATGAATTGCGTAAATGGCTTGACCGAACCGTCATCAAAATCAAAGGTTCAATGGCAGACAAAGGCAAGGCAAAAAGTGAGCACCGACTAACTATGTATTGCATAGCCCGTCATTTGCAGGTTGATGTTGGAAATCTGTGGAACATGATTCGTGGAAACAGGGATTTTCCCGAATATCAAAGACGAATGTTGACCCGATTTATTCAGGAATGGGAGGCTGGCGAGTGGGAAATCGTGATCGAAAAAAAGAAAAAAATCCTCAAAAAATGCCCAAATCCACGCCCAAAATCCAATTTCAAGGTCGTTTTTGACAAAAATTCGCTCAAAACCGAGCAAAACACCCTTTATCAACCTTCTCTTGGGCAAATGCCAAGAAAACTGTGGAGAGAATGATGTCAATCAAGAAAGAATGGATGTGTATGGCTCATGGGCCGTTTGAATCTGCGAAACCGCAGTGTCCAAAAGGCTGTACGACCGTTGAAAGGCGGTTTTTTACGCCCACGAGCATCAAAACGAGCGACAGAACCAAAAATATTGACCGAACACTTGAAACCTTGGCAAAAGACTTCGGTTTGAGCAACATGAACAACCAAAACGGCACTTCGGCGGCAAAACGACCCAATCCGACCCAAGTGAACCAAATGGAAGCCATGAATGAGGCAATAAAACAACGCTTTGGCGTGAACATGGGTGGTGGTTGGGGCGGTATGCCCGAAAAAGGTGGCGCACCCGTGGCAGCACAGTCTTTGAACGCTCAATCAACCGTTCAGATGGCAAGTGTCAAAGAGAATTTGCCCGATTGGAAGAAGAATGTTATTGTTCACGCAGTAGACAATAGCAAAATACCGACATGAAAATTCCATCAAATCACATTGAACGGGAACAACTCTACCTTGAGTTGATTCAGAAATGTTTGGTTTCCCGTGAAGATCGGATGTCTCAGTACGAGACACTCAGATCGTACTATTTGTTTGGCTCTGGCCCCGACTCAAAACCTGCCAGTTACAACAAAATCTTTCCGCACATTGACACCTTGTCAAGTTTTCTGTTTGCCGCCGACACGACACGGTTTTCCATCGTGTTGGGCGCAAGCGTACAAGCAGAGTTTGAACACAAGAAAACTGGCCCACTGATTCGCAGATTGAACGACAAATGGTCGGATTCAAACGCAGACATCGTGTTTGGCAACGCAGTGAACTGGTCATTGGTCTACAACACCATGTTGATCAAACTCATCCAGCGTGGCAGGGAAACAACCCCTTACTTGGTTGAACCCGCAAACTTTGGCGTGTTGCGTGAAGATGTCACCCAACTCGACAAACAAGAAGCATTTACTCACACCTACTACACAACAAAGTCGCAACTTGAGCGGGATTTGCAAACACATCCCAACAGAGACTTCATTCTCAATCGCATCACATTCACCAAGGTTGAATCAACTCAGATGCAAGCGGGTGTTCAGAGAATCATCGCTTCAGCGTTCTCGCCCAACATGATTGGCAATGTCCAGGCTCCATTGGAAGCCACGCTAATGTATCGACCCAAAACCGCAGAGGAATTAGTGGAGATGCAAGAGTTGTATGTGTGGAACGATGATGCCAACGATTACCAGATTGTCACGATGACAACCTCTGGCGTTTGCATTTACGACCGACCCAACTTTTTTTATCACGGCGAACATCCGTTCATTCAAGTTGCACCGAACCCTGCGCCAGATTATTTCTGGGGCTACTCGGAAGTTGAAAAACTTATGCGCTTGCAAGACCTGAGAACACACCGAATGGATCAGGTCATGAATTTGCTTGACCGTGCCGTTGACCCTCCCACCGCTCTGACTGGCTGGATGGGTCTTGCAGACGAGAAAGACTTTGCACTGCGCCGTGTTGGTGGAGTGATTTCATCGCAAGACATGGGAGCAAAAGTTGAGCAATTCAGACCGCCAGTCCCTCAAGACACATTTGCCGAAATCCGAGAGATTGACACCATGTTTTCCGAGATGTCTGGCATATCCAATGTTTTATCAGGACGGGGCGAGTCGGGTGTCCGATCAAAAGGTCACGCATCAGAGTTGGCTCGACTTGGCTCCTCACGACCGAAAAAGAGGGCGCTGGTCATTGAAGATGCTTTGGAAATCCTTGCCACTAAATATCTGAAACTCGACCAACAACACAATCCTGAGCCACTCAAGTTGTTCGATGGTCAAGAATTCATTTCCGAACAATTTACCAAAGACTTTATGGTCAAAGTGGATGCCCACTCGTCATCCCCAGTTTTCATGGAAGATTTGAAGCACGATGCCATTGAGTTGTTCAAGGCCAAAGCCATCAACCGCTCAATGTTTGTGAAGTTGATTCATCCCCCGATGGAACAAGAAATCTTGCAAGAACTCAAGGAAATCGAGAAGAAAGAGGAAGCACTTGCCAAGCAACAAGCCCAACAACAAGCAAGTCAAGGCGCTGAGAAAAAAAAGGCTTGACAAGTCCAAAAAACCATAAATAATCATTGAAACGGGGGTTGGTGGAACGGGACAGCCATGAAAGTGTCTCGGTTGCATTTATGGACAAGGAGAACCTGCCATGCGTAAAGCCAAGCGTCACAGCCGTAAATCCAAGCGTTAATTCGCTAGGGTTTACCCTACCACTTCACCCTTCCCCCAACCAACCTTGAAAGGAGCGAAAAATGGCACGTCGTAAAGGCCGCAAAGGTCGCAAATAAGCGGCTCATTGCAGAGGTTGGTTAATCCAGCCTCTTTTTGCATGAAAATAGGGGTCATGCAAAAATTGCGCTTGACGCAAGCACTTACTTCGGTTATTTTCTGCCCAAAGGAATTCGATCATGTCTCAAACACCTGCATCACCAACGCAAATCGGTCATTTGACCTTTGCACCTGGCGCTACCAGTACTGATACTGGCATCACTGCTTATGCAGGTGGTGGTCAAACCAATGCAACTCAATTGGTTGCTCAGTTCAACAAAGTTGCAACTGTGGCCAGTGGCAACGATTCCGTCAAACTCCCCACGATTGTGAACACTCCGACTCAATTGGGCGCAATTGGTTCACAAGTGATTGTTCGCAACGCTGGTTCAAACTCTTTGCAAGTTTTTGGTGGTGGTACTGACACCATCAATGATGTCGCAACGGCGACAGGTGTGGCGGTTGGTGCTGGCAAGACGGCGATTTTCATTGCTCACACCTATTCGTCAAGCGGTAGCAACTGGTACATGGTGCTGTCAGCATGAACCCCGATCTGATGAAATTGATTGCGGGTGGGGGTGGCATGAGTGCCCAAGAACCCAACCCAATGTCGGCACAGGCGTCAAGCAACACGCCTCCTGTCACTGCTCCGATGTCCACGCCCCAACCTCAAGAGGGCACACAGCAATCTGCCATGATTAACATCAACATGGCGATGGATTTGTTGGAAAGTTCCCTTGCTGCTTACGGCTCAGAGACTGAAGAAGGTCAAGCCTTGCTGAATTCTTTGTCAACTTTGTCACGCAAGTTTGGCGCAAGCAAAAAGAAAACCGAGGGACTGATTCCCGCAGAAATCATGTCTCTCATGCAGACGCTGCCTCAAGCAGGTGGCGGTTCTCCGCAAGCAAAAGCAATGGCTGGCGCAGGTGCGCCTCCCATGCCTCCCGCAGCACCTCCTCAACCCATGATGTAAGGAAATTACCATGAGCACCAAATATCTTGAACCTTCTCCCAAAGGTATGCGTCAACCGCTTGACGACAACCGCATGAACGGCCCTGTCGTGAACATTCCTCGGATGGCTCACATTGGCGGCTTGGACAAAATCAAGGAATCCTATGGTCTGTACAAAAACAACATGACCATTGTGAAGCCTGGCAAGTCCACCAAGTGATTTTTTGAAACAGGGGAACAATTATGTCTTTGGAAAATTACTCAGTTGATCAAATTCAAGAGTTGGCGGCTCTCGCAGACTCTTTGGCAAAAAATCCCAAAACACGGGAATCTTTTTTGCGTTTGACCAAAACCGCATCGCCTGACACGCCCATCCCTGAAATTGATTTGAAAGACCAGATCAATTCGATGGCGAAGCCTTTGGTGGACAAAGTGTCAGACCTTGAGCGGAAATTGTTGGAGAAACAAGTACAGGACAACATCTTTGCCAAGCGAAACGCTTTGTTTGAGCAAGGGTTCAAAAAAGACGAGGTTGATTCCATCGAAAAACTGATGGTTGACAAGCAGATTCCGTCTTACGACACTGCCGCCGATTTCTTCCGCTTGCAAAAACAAAGCGCACCTCCGACACCTTCAACCATGACACCTGTGTCTTTGCCCACGGGGGCAATGGACGGAATGAAGCAGGGTCAGGCTGGTTTGAACCAGTGGGCACGGGGTGAGGCTTACAACATCATCAACCAATTGAAGTCTGGAAAGACTTTGGTATGACCAAAAAAAAACCCACTCTTGTTGACGGTGAGGTGGGTTCCCTGCCACGGGGGGCGGGGGAAAATTGCTTCACTGTCGAGTTTTAAGGAGAAACAAAAATGGCCGTTCTCGGTTCAGGCATCATCCCTTCGGGCAGTATTGCTACGGAATTGACTTATGTCACTCGCCGTGCTTTCGTGCCCAAACTGGTCGTTCAACTGTACAACAGCACCCCGTTGCTGGCTGCACTGATCGGCAATTCTCAACCCGCCGTTGGTGGTGTGTCCTCTGTGTCGGTTCCCGTCCAAGGCGCACAATTTGTCAACGGTCAATGGTCGGATTACTCTGGTGCGTTCAACCAGCCGACTTCTCAGCAAGGTGCTTACCTGTCTGAGTTCAACCTGAAATTGTTGATCACTCCCATTCCGTTTTTGGGCATGGAAGGCATTGTTCAACTTGACCACGCCGTTGTTCCTTTGATTGAGGCTCGCATGAACGATGCGACCAACGTCACGATGGACTTGATGTCCACCGCCCTGTACAACAATTACACCAACCAACAGCAGTTTATCGGTTTGCCTGGTGCAATTGATGACGGCACAAACTTGGTGACTTACGGCAACATCAACCGTTCGTCAAACACTTGGTGGAAATCGAAGGTTTACACCGCTGGCAACGTCAACCCGACCCGTCAAAACGTGTTGCAGTACATCTCTGGCACTGTGAAAAACGGCGCTGAGTTGCCCACTTTTGCAGTGTGCGGTATTGGCACTTGGACGCTTTTGGCGCAAGACTTTGTGGGTCAAGAAACCTACATGATTGATGCCAACAAGCCGAGCGGTTTTGCTTTTGACAGCAATGGCCCCTCGACTGCTTTCCGTGCATTGATGGTTGCTGGCATCCCTGTGTTTGCCGACCCGTATTGCCCCGAAGGTACTATGTACTTTGTGAACAGCAACTATGCCAACCTGTACATTCACGAACAGGCTTCATTTGCTTTCACTGGTTTTGAATCTACACTGTCCAACTGGCAATTGGGTTATGTTGGTGCTTTGGTCAATGTGGCTGAATTGGTCGTGACCAAGCCCAAAGCAATGACCCGTGTCACTGGCTTCAACAGTCTGAGCATCTAAGGAGAAAACGACATGGGTATCAACAAAATTGGTTTTGGCCCGAATACTTCGGCCTTCACGGGTGTTCCCATCACCCTGCACACTGGTCAAACTTACCCCCTCCCTGCGGGTGAATACCTGATCAACCTCGGCCCCTACACGGCAGTGCAGTGGTACGACCCCGTTTCGCAAATTTGGCGTCCCTACCAAACCCCCTCAAACAGTGACACCATCATTGTTTCATCGGACGGTTTCAACTACCGCTTGACCAACATCAGCGGCACGATTGCAGGTGCTTATGTGACCAACGGTGGTTCAGGATACCCCAACGGTATTTATCCCGCCTCAAGCACCACCACCTCGCAGTCCAGTTATGTGATTGCCACTGCTTCGGCTGCTGGCGCACAATCTTCGTTGATCGGTACGATTGCCAAGTTCAACGTGGTTGTTGGTGGCGCAATTTCCACCACCGTCAGTGTGACCACCGCTGGTACTGGTTACACCCGTCCCCCGACTCTGGTGTTCAGCGACCCTCCCGCTGGTGGTGTCCGTGCATCGGGCTATGTGTCGGCTCTGTCATCTGGTGGCATTGGAACCGTTGTTGTGACCAACCAAGGCGCTGGTTATTCAACCGCTCCGACCATTACCGTTGTGCCTCACGCACTCGATACCAGTGCAACTGGTGCAGTGTTGACCGCAACTATTGACACCACCAACTTCTCTGGTCGTGTCACTGCCGTGACTTTGGCTGAAGGTGGTTCTGCTTATGCAGCAGTGCCCACCATTTCGTTCTCGGCTTCGGCTGGTTCGTCTGCCGCCGCTACCGCAGTTGCTTGCTTGTCTTGCACTTCGGTGTCGAGTGTCTCTGGTGGTTCGTCCAACCAGACCACCAACACTGGCGCATTTTGGATTGTCAACTCGGCGCTTGCCCCGAGCAAAACGAACGCTCCTTTGAACCCTGCCGTTGAAGGCGGTTTGTTCGCTCCCCGCATCGGTTTTGGCACTTTGCAAGACAACGGTTCTGGTACTTTCACTGGCGCAACTCTGTCTGATGGCGGTTTGCACCAATTGATTGGTACTGGAGCCACCACAACTCGTCTGGTTGGCTTGAGCCAATGGACAAGTTCCGCACCTACTGCTTCGGCAACTGGTACGGTCAACCTCGGCGGCAACATTGATACCGCTGTTCTCATTCCTCTATAAAGAAAGACTGCCATGACTGAAATTCAGCAGATCATTGATGGCGTGACGCAAGTCATTGAAACCGCCGAAGGTGATGTTGTTCGTTTCAGAGCAGGGGATTGGCATCGTCTTGTGGCCATTGCAAATCCAGCACAGGCAGGTACTGTCGCTGTAGATGCAGTGCCACAAGGCGCTGATTCTCCTGCTCCTCAATCAACCGACCCAGTTGCACAGGGGTAAGCGATGCTATTTGTCCGAAATAACAGTGGGTCGGATTTCAGTGATCGCTATGATGGAATTGATTACGAATTCCCAAATGGTGTGTTGGTTGAATGCCCTGAAGCAGCAGCAAACCATATCTTCGGATATGGTGCGCCTGACAAGACTCAGCATATGATTCGGCTTGGTTGGGCCGCTAACTCAACCACACTCAAAGAGGCTTTTGAAAGACTCGACAAGTTTGAGTTTCTCCAAGGTCGCATGACGGTGGACGAACCCGTTTTGGAAGAACCCCCTGTGGTGAACCCCGTGGCCGAGGAGGAGGAAACTTCTTCAGAGCCACGGGAAGTAGCCTCAAATCTTCTTTCCAAAATGGCTCAATTGGCAGGTTAAAGTGAGAACTCAAAATGCAACT